ATACACAAGGTAATAAACAAAAAATAGATTTAGTTGAAGTTGGTGTTATAAATAATGACAGATTTATTAAGATTAGTATAGAAGATAGAACTTTTAATATAGCTGGTACATCAGTCAATAATAGTATAGGCATCTATATAGAAGATATAGAATTTATAGCATATCAAGAAAATATATTACAGTCTCAAATAGAGCCTATTGAAGATACTAATAATGGTATTATTGGTGAAAATTCTCAAATATATGAAGCTTTTTTCAGTGGTGATATTAATAGTGGTGATCCATTCTTTTGGTCTTTAAATGAAGAAATTGGTATAACCCTTAAAGATAATTATATCACTTTTGATAATGGATATAGTGAAAATTATACAGGTAAAAAAATAATATTACAAGGTACACAGAAAAACGATGGTCTTTATACTGTATTAAGCACAGGTGTGGTTGGTTCTAAACAAGCTATATTTTTAGATAATAACTTACAAGAAGAAAAAGTAGATATAATAACTATTTTTGATGCAGAAACACCAAAAGTGATAAATCTATATTGGTTGAACGGTAGATTGAAATCACAAATACAAGATTATCTTGGTGATGTAGAAGAATTATACCAAAGATTATTTTTAAATACTTCTGAGTCTAAATGGGTAAGAACTATTGAAGTTGAAAATATTATCAACCAATCTAAAATATTAGTTGATTATAATAGATATGTAGACAAGATAGAAAAGGGTAATTATCTAATTGGTATCGAAGATGTAGTAGAAGGTATTAGTAGAAATTGGACTCGTATAATTGATGTTGTTCGTTACTCACCCAACCCAAATTTACTTTTAATAGAAACAGATTCATCAATTAAATTTGATAGATTTGAAGGTGATATACAAACTAAATATATTATACCAATTGATAAATGGATAAGTAGTTTAGATTTTAAAGTGTTGAAACCATATAAGGTTAGAAATGAATCCCTCCCTGATAATACAGAATCTAAACAACAAGAAATTTTAGATATTATATCACCAAATACTAGTATATCAAAAGCTTTAGCATCAGATAGATTAGAGTGGAGATATTTAGTAGATAGTTATGGGTTAGGTCTAATACCAGATTCTAAAAGAGAATTATCTATTTTATGTGAAAGAAAACAAAGAGCATTAGGTTTTATCAACATGCCAAGTATAAAACAATTTAGAAATTCTAAAACTACTGTATATACAGAAGAAAATGTTTTCAGCACAGAATTATTATTAGGAGGTGGTGATAAGAAGAACGATTCAGGTGTTTCATATACTGTTCCTGTTGATGGTGCATCACATAGTGTTTATGTTACACCATATGTTACTATTACTGATAACAATAGACCCTATAATGTACCGCCAGCTTCTTACGTAGCAGCTAAGTATATGAAAAAGTTTAATAACTCTAAACAGTATAAACCACATGATATTATGGCAGGTATCATAGAAGGTAGGTTATCTGGTGTGATCGGATTAGAATATGAATATACAGATGATCAATTATCAGACCTTAACTTATTTAGAGCCATGGCAATTAGGTCTTATGAGAATAGTATTTTTTTTATTAATAACGAAAATACTATTTATAATAAAAATTCCGCATTGGGTTATGTTCATAATAGAGAAACACTAATAGAACTAGAAACTTCTATGTTACAAATGCTCAATGAATTTCAATGGTCTGTGAATACAGAAGAAAATACTAATCAGATACTAGATAATGCAAATCTTATATGCGAAAGACTACTTTCTAATAATGCTATTACTAATTTTACAAATGAATTTTTAAGAACTAATGAGTTAATCGATGCGCAAATAGGTGTTTTAAATACTTATATTGAATTCGTAGCAGGTATGGGTTCTATTCTATTAAGATTGAATATATTAAAAACAGGTGCAATATCAGGAGAAGAATAAAAAAGGTGATTATTTTTCATCACCTTTTTTATCTTTTAAAGCTAATTTCATAATAAGCATGTTATATAATTTTTTATTCAATTTTTCTTTTTCTTTAAAATTATCACCCAATTTTTTTATGGTATCGGCTTCTTTATCTGTTAAGAAATAAGATACTCTTATCGATCTAGTATCTTGTACCCAATTTTTTGTTAGTGGATAATAATCTTTAAGTACTTTTTGTAATCTATCGAATGTAAATTCACCAATACTATAACCATCTAAAGTACCAGTGTACATTTTCATACCTAATTTCATGAAATAATCGTAGTTCGTTTTATTAATATCTACATTATTCATAACTCTTGGGTATTCAAATTACCCTTTTGTTTCTTCTTCTTTTGTTTCTACGCTTTCAAAAGCTGAAAATTTTTTAATAGACTCTTCCATTTCGTTATACTAATTTTAAATATATATTAAATATAAAACATTAAAAAATAAATTACTAATTAATTAAAACTTTTCTTTTTTTTATGCTATAAGCATTAGAATAAAGAGAGAGAAAAATAATTTTAATTTTTTCTAGAAATTTTAAAACTTTTTGATTTCGATATTCTATAAGTAGTGAATTTAAAGCAATAAAAATTAAAAAGCTTAAAAAAAATTTAGAAATTATGAACGATTTATTTAAACCAATGGCTGTTAATGACGGCATGGATTTCTTAGACAAGAAATCATCAATAAGTAATGATGGTATTTACCGTCCAGACTTAAAGAAAGCAAAAGACAAGAAAAAAGGTTACCGTTCGGTACTTCGATTCTTACCAAACTTAAAAAGAGATGGTACTTTAGGTAGCAATGCTATTGAGAAGATGTTACACTATGTAAAATTAGAGAATTACTCAGAGTTGAATGGTTACTACGATTCAATGAGAAACTTCAATGAGAAGTGTGATCTAACTAACACCTACTGGGAATTGAAAAATTCTAAAAGTGTTGTAGATCAAGAGAAAGCTGATTTAATTTCTAGAACTACTAAATATTATTCATATGTAATAGTTATTGAAGATGAAAATCAACCTGAATTAGAAGGTAAGATTATGATTTATAATTTTGGTTATAAAATCAAAGAGAAACTAGAGCAAGAAAGAACTGGTGAAATAACTGGTACACCTTGTAATATTTTTGATCTTGCAAATGGTAAAGATTTTGTTTTAATCTTAAAAGAAGTTGGTGGTTATAATAACTATGATTCTTCACAATTCAAACAAGATTCTTCTCCAATGAAAATCAAAGGTAAAGATGGTACTATGAAAGAACTACCTACACAAGAAAATGATGGTGGTTTATTAGTGATTCATGAAAATGTTAGAGAAAAAGCAAAAGATTTTTTATTAGCAAGAGAACACGAATTAGAGCAATTCGAACCTATTCGTTGGGATGATGAAACAAGAGAGAGGGTTAATAAGATTATCAGTATATTAACTGAAAATCCTGTTGTAAACGCTGCTAAATCTATTGATAGTAGCAGAATAAAAGAAGCTGCTTCAATCGATGAAGATTTTGATGTAACACCATCTAAGTCGGGAGATACAGACCCTGATTCATTCTTTGATGATATTTAATATCAGATAAAATGGTAAAAGAGACTCCCTTTGATAGAGGGAGTCTCTTATATTTTATAAAAGGTGCGTAAAACATACAAACTAAACACTTGTATAATATAAGCGAGGAAGAAGTATATATTGATATATAAATTAAAACTGTATCAGGGACTGATATAAAAAATCGGGACGAACTGTCTATATTAGTAGAAGTAATGACTCCTGAAACACATTAGTGTTTAGCTAATATGTAGTTCATAAATATAAATAAACTAAAAAAATATGAGTGATAATTGGATTGGTAAAAAGCTGAGAGAAAAAGACAACCCTAATGATAAAGGCTCTAGTGTCGTAAATCAAAAAGATGGTTGGATACATTTGAATAATAATAAACAAATACCTATTGATAAAGTAAATCATTTATTTGAAGAAGTACAAACATTAAATCCAGATGATTTTTTAAGTTCTGAAAATAATACTATGATGAATATTGTAGAACAGTTTAAAAATATTATATCTAAAGAAAGTCAGACACAAAATCCAATAAGTAATAATTATGACCAGGTATTAACTAATGGAAATTCAGCACCGAAAGTATTGCAAGAGACTTCTAGACCACTTGGTGAAGATGAACAACATCTTATACAAAATGCACCATCACCACCTAAACCTAGAAAAAGTATAGAAGATGATGAATGGGTTATAAAGAATTTTCAGAAAGAAGAACCTATACCAGAGGAAAATATTAGAAGAATAAATACTGATAATAGAGATAACGAAGATTATAGACCTGGTATTAAAAGGTCACAAAATAATAAATCATCTCAGACTAATAAAACTCAAAATGAATTAGTTGATGATAAAGCACCACAGATGTTTACTCAAATGAAAAAATCACAAGATGTGACAATTAAATTAGAGATTAATGAAAAAATACCTAAAATAGAGTCTATAAAACATTTAAATGATTTATTTGAATATTCTATAATTGATTATCTATCAAAAGAAATCACACAAAAATATTTAAAAGAACCTGAGATATTAGAGAAGTTAATAAAAGATTTTTTGGAAAACTTAATAGACCCTAAACCTAAACCTAAGCCTAAACCTAAAAGAAAAAATATAACAACTACTAAAAAAGCACCTGTTAAAAAAACAACACCATCTAGTAAATCTACTACGAAAGAAGATGAATAATAATTTATGTTAGATAAACTAAAACCGCTATATAAGAACAACCTCGTTAATATGAATAGAAAACGTATTAACGAGGTTGTTCCTTTTATTAAAAAATCTCATACTTTAATATTGGATATTCAAAAAGAATTAGAAAGTTTACAAAATATAATTGAAAATATAACAAATGATGATGATTTAGAACCAAAAACCAAATATAAATTAATAAATGAGAATTTAATACTGTTAGAAGCTAAAACTGTGGATATTACTAAGATATATAGTAATATGAATAATAAAGTAAATAACTACAAAAAAGAAGTTTCCATATTTATCGAAAACTGCTTAGAAGAGCATGATAATATAACTTTAGGAGAAATAGAACTTTATTTTAAAAATATAACTAACGGGTAATGAGAATTTCTAAATATTTAAAACTAGATAATGACGTATTATTAGAATGGATTTATGATGATGATAATTTTTTAATACAAGATTATAGAATCATTATAGATACTTTAAACGATACTAGATTTTTTAGTCAAACAGAAATAAGTAATACTGAACCTACTATTACAAATAATAGAAGTTTAAACCAATTATTTTCCATTGATAAAACAAATAATAAATGGGGTATAGTAGACCCAAACCCTGATACTAATAAATACTTATTTTTACAAAACCAAAGATTCTCAGGAAATACACCATTTAGATATGATATACTAAGAATACATTTTCCTATAAATTATACATTTAAAGATAAATTGGGTTTCTTATTAAATGTTGAATTATTTAACAAAACACAAGATAAGAAATTTGCACTAAGTAACTATCATTTTGATAAATCGGATGCTACTAGAACTAATGAAATAAAGCTTGCTAGTCCACCATTTTTATTTCAAGAAAAACTATGGGGTAAATATATAGAGTTGCAAATACCAGCACCGTATGCTGTTATAAAAGATATTAATGTATTAAGTAATGGTATTTCTATACCAAGAGATGGTAGTATACATAAAAATATTGTAGAAGAAGATTTTAATGTTTTATCCACACAAACACCTATAGATATAACATTTTCTTTTCTTAATAAAAAAGATACTAAATTGAATCAAACATTCTTTTTAACATCTGAACCTTTTAAGAGAACTCTACCTACTACACCAGAATTTGAAAATTTATCTTGTAGAATAGAACCATCTTTAAACGGTGATTTTTTTGAAATATATGGGATATTTAATGGTAACGTTTCAGAATTTAATACTTTTTTAAAAAATAAAGAAGCTGAAGGAAAAAGATTTTATATCATATATCAGATTAATGTATATGAAAAAAATATGAATACTGATACATTAGACTTCTTTGTTGATAATGATTATGATAAAAAGGTAACATATAGACCTATTATAAAATTTTCAACAACTACTGCTTTAATACAAGTTACTATGAAGATAGTTAATACAGTAGATGATAGTGTTATCCTAAGAAAAACTTCTTATTCTATGCTACAAGAAGAAGTTGGTAAATATTCTAAATTTTTAACAAAAATAAATTTAAGTAATGCTAATAAACCAAAAATTTTTAATTCTAAACCTGATCAAATAGTTATGAATTCTTCTAATAGTTTAAACGCTAGTAAGAAAAAAGAAAAAATTACAGTACCATTTGCTGTTATGTACGAAAGGTATAATATTGTTACCAAAAACATAAGTGAGCAAGTAAATGATACTACATGGTTTGGATTAGGACAGAATCAAATATTACTATATCCATCAGATAATATTGTTAAATTTGTTGTTGGTAAAGGTACTAATATCAATGGTATAATACCTTATGAAATACCAGAAAATACACCAGTTTATTTAACTTTTAAATCGAATAATAAAATAGTAGAATCTTCTTTATTTTTTGACTCTGATCAAATAGACCTTAGCGCAGGTGTGTTAGTGTTTAGAATATTAGAGAGTCAAATAAATACACTAAGAGATATTCAAAAAGAAGGTTTCGATCAATTCTATATCATACTAAAACCTAATACAGGGATTAATACTGTATTATATGCAGGTAGATTTTTATTATACGATTCTTAATCTTCCATATCTTTTAATAGGAATTCTAATTTTTTACCCCTATCGAAATATAATATATTACTTTTTGGATTGTAATATCCATAAGAATTTTTAGATTTATCTATCCTTTCCACAATATCAAGAGGTATAATTTTTCTTAAATCCTTAAATTTAATAGGTCTTAAAAAACATCTACCACCATCAATTATTAAAAAGTTATCTCTTGCATAAGAGATAACTTTTTGTTCATTTTTATGAAATATATAAACTGTGTTACTGATAACATCAGATGTTGCGTGTATTAATTTATAAATATTCATTTATAGTTTTTTACCACATGCTATTATAGCAGATGTTGTTAAAAATTGTTCTTTTAATAATTCAACCTTTCTTTCGTATAAATCAGACATTTCTTCTATTTTTTTTAGAAGTTCTTTATTCAAAACTAATAATATATTTTTTTCAAAAAATTTATAGTCTTTAATTTCATTTAATTCATGTGTATTAACTTTTTTTACTTTGAAACTATTTTTTTCAATCATATAAATTTGTCTATCATCACTATAAAGAGATGTTATTGAAGCATTAGACATGCTCATAAATTCTTTTGGATTTATGATAGCATCTTCAAATTCGTATTTAGTTTTCATATATTTTTATTAAGTTTTAATATTATTATAAATATATAAATATTTATCTAGAAAAAAAAGAAGAGGTGATTAATTTTATATATAAGGTATGAATTTGAATAGTGTTAATGATTTATTTATATTTAATTTCCCAACGGATTTCGTATCAGCTTCAATAGAAGAAAAATATAAAGTGATATTAGAAAATTATGGTAAACCATATCCTGATGTATTATCTTATATTAATTCAACTATAAAAGATGTAAACTTCCCTGGTATGAATTTTCCGAAAGTTGCTCAAAAGAAATACTATGGTAAAGAAAGAAATTTTAGAGGTGCTACATCGCCATATGATTTATACACAAAAGATATAAACATCACATTTAAGTCTGTAGATTTTAATATAATATATTTTATTATACAGGATTGTTTATTAAATCTGTATATGAGAAAAGAAGCATTCTTAGATAATGTAGTGATCACGACACTAGATAAAAATAGAAGAGAATTATTTAAGCTATATTTTAGTGAAATGATACCTGCTTCTTTATCAGATATGAGAATGGGTTATCAATTGAAAGATGGTGAGATGAAAGAGTTTACAGTAACTATGACATATAACTTCTTAGATATTGAGTTTGTACCACATTTCGAGTCTGATGGTGGTGCAAGCGGAGATTTAATTGATGATTATTCTAATCAAATTGATAAAAATAAAATTTAAGTTTTAAAACAAAAAATATAATAATTACTATAATGGGAGATGATAAATTAAAATCTAGTTTGGTGGCACTGTTTCACTTCTTTAAGGATAAGCCTAATATTTTAATAAACTTTTTATTAGATTATGATGCATTAAAAAAAGATTTTAAAGATAGAGTATCTTCTAATGAGAAGTTAGATGAAATATATAATAAGTACGCCAACGAAGAAGAGATAATTGAACCATATTTTAAAGATGATGAAGATATGAAAGAATTTTATGAAAAAATGTTCGATAAAAGAAATAATAAGAATAAAAAACACCTATTAAATATATCAAATGATTCTAAGTTTGTGCTTAATAAACAATTAGAAGATGCTATTGAAATGGAAGACTATGAGAAAGCTTCTAAGATTAGAGATTATATGAAATCTATAGGATATATTAATTAAATTTAAGAACACGAAAAAGTTAGAATGTCAAGAAGTAGTACAACCTGAACTACTTTTAAAAACTATAATATATTTTTCAGTTTAAGGTTTAATAGCAGAATCTCTAACAACTGCACCGCAAGATGGACAATTATTTACTCTATACTTAATATTTTCTTCACTAGAAATAAATGGCATACATTTAGTTCCATCCTCTAAGAGCATCCATTCAATGTTCATTTTTTCTAGAATGCCACAGCATATTATTTCTTCTTGTTTCTTAGTCATTGTCGTTTTAGTTTAAATTTTTGTAACAATATTCTAATAATTATTATCACATCTTCGAATATTCTTCAATAATATTATCATTTAGTTTAACATAAAAACTTTTCTTATCTATTTTACAATCATACGATTTAGATAAATTATTCTCAATGCTATTTGGACACATTAACTTATCTAAATCTTGCTTACATAAACAAGTTTTATGTATTAAACATTTAATATAAATACTATTACTAGACTTTTTATCAAAACATTTAGGGAGATTTTCAGGAAAAGCTAATATTTTATCAGCTACTAAATAATTTTTATTATTTTCTTCTACCGTATAATAAAAATTAGACATCTTTTTGAAACTAAGAACACCATCATTAGTCAATATCTTATCTCCTAATATAGGCGTATCATAATTTGTTACTATATAATAATCACGTTTATAATATTTAATAATAGCTCTAATATAAATGATATCATCAGACATTTTTATATTATTACTTTTATTAATAAAAATTTTATTATTATTGTTATTATTGAGTGTTTCTGACATTATAATTTTTGATCAATTATATTTCTAAGATTTAATAATTCTTCCTTAGATAGATTTTCAATACAGTTTAAAACTGTGTCATATGGAAATAAATTAGCTATTTTCACTACTCTATTATTATTATGTTTTATGTTATTATGATCTAGATAATCTATAAACTCGTTTAGAACTACGATATTAGGGTTGTCTATTGTTAATACATACTTATCAACACACTTTTCAGCAGATTTTTGATAAAAACTTGTTACAGAATCAACAACACCTTTAGCTTCTTTTAAACCTAAACCACCTACATTTTTTACATGCTTTACATATTGTAATCTAGTATCTAAAGGACGTGTCGTATTGTATATTATCATTTCTTTCATAGTGTAAAAATATAAAATAAAAACATAATTTCCTAATGAATAAAAAGATAAATTAATATCATAAATAATTAAACTTTATTATTAATTATTATATAAAATATATTAATAGAAAAAAATATATGAACGAACAATTAGAAAAAATTAAATTAGCTGAAAAGATTAAGGTCTACTCAGAAGAGCCTTATGCAGACGAATTATTAAAAGTATATTTAGAACACACTAGTAATAACTACAATCTAAATATCAATCAGGGTGATGTGGTAAAAGGTATTGTTGTAGGACAGTCTAAAAATCATATTTTAGTAGATATCAATTCGAAAGATTTCGTAATGGTTGAAAATAATAAAACAGAATACGCTGTATTAGAAAAATTGGGAGTATCATCTGGTGAAAGTATCGATGTGTATCTTTCTGATGTAAACCAAGATAGTTTTCATATCAAAGGAAGTTTTGCTCAATTACAGAAACAAGATGCCTTAGATGAAATGGTAGATAATTCTGATGTGGAAGTTATAATTGCTACAATTAAAGAAATGAACCCAGCAGGTTATATTCTAGATTTACATTATAATGATTATAAAATGTCAGCTTTTATGCCTAATACATTAGCAGGTATTAATAAATTATTTGATCCTATGAGTATTGTTGGTAAAGAGATTCCTGTTATGATAGAATCGTATTCAGAAGAAAAAGGTACTTTTATAGCATCAAGAAAAAAATATCTAAAATCTTTAATACCACAAGCATTAGAAAGTCTTAAAATTTTAGATGATACAGGACAACCAATAAAATATAATGGTGTTGTAACAGGTACTACAAAATTTGGTATTTTTATTGAATTTAATGAGTGTCTTACAGGTATGATACATATGGCAAATTTAGAAGATGGTGTTAAATTAACAGATTTTCAAGAAGGAAATAATATATCATTCTATGTAAAAGAAGTTATCAGAGGTAAATTGATACTAACTCAAGTTTGGAAAGAAACATTATGGGATACTGTTAAGCCTGATCAAAATTATATAGGTATTGTAAAAGAATCTAAGAAATTTGGTCTTCTTGTTAACCTAGATGATGAAACAGTCGGATTAATAGCTACTAGCGAGGTTGAAAAACAATCTAAAAAATATAAAGAAGGTGATTCTGTTAATGTTAAAATATTTGATGTTAATAGAAACAACAGAAAAATTTATTTACACATCAGAGCGTAAAACACACAAGTATATAAATAATATGTAGTGTAGTTTGTTTGGTGATAATATAAAGTTAATTTGAGTATCATCGGATTAAACAAAAAAGCCTTGTGTGAAGAAATTCACCAAGGCTTTTTATTTTTTTAAAATTCTAAATTAACAATACTCATTAAATACACTTCTACAAAATTAGCCATATCTTCTTCTCTTGCACTTCTTTCGAATGTATCATTACTACTATGACATAAACCCCATGTAGAACAATAATTACTATCATTGACATCTTCTATTTCATTATTAGATAATGAGCCTGTACATATACTAGTTATTTCATGAACTTTCATGGTATATGTATCAGAAAAAGGTGTTCTGACCTCATGTGTATTATCTAATGATAATATTTTATTTAAAAAATCATTATCATCACCAGCCACATAATAATTATTACCATTGGCTGTTAACTCTAAATTAACAACGCCTATGACATCTTTAAATTTATTATTATTTATTTTCCTAGCTAAGTGTGCAGCACCTGAGTATTTAGTACTAACAATCTCTTCAGCATCTGTGAAAACAATAAAGATATTTTTATCTAGGTTTATGTTCTTTAATAGTTTAGCTAAATATAATAAATTAGCACAACTAGCAGTATTATCTTGACAATTTTCACTATTAGGATTACTGATATCGTGATGAGCAATAAATATTAAAGATTTATCAGCACCTATATTAAAATGTATTTCTACATTAACATATTTATTATCATCTTCTTCATAAACATCACCATTAATACCAAAAATACTCACAATAGGTTCTAATCCTATTTCTTTAATAGTATCAATTATATATTGCACTCTTAAAGAAATAGGGTTTTTTTGTGAATTTCGTGATGAAAAAGATTTTAATTCACATAATTCCATTAAATATTTAAAATTTTCCATAATATTTTTTTTTATTACTAATTATTTTCATAGGTTTATATGTATACTGTAAAAATAATATATTTGTTGTATTTTTATACAAATATAATAATAATAATTAACAATAACTATTTTTTTTTAATATTCGCACAATCCCATTAAATATTTAAATTTTTTTATAATATTTTTTTTATTACTAATTATTTTTATATATTTGTACACTGTAGAAATAATATAATTAATGTGATTATGAAAAGAGCGTAAAACACACAAGTCTTTAGCTAATGTGTAATACATATACAAACATAAAAATAATTAATATTAACTATTTTTTTACAAGTACGAAAAAAAAGACTTTTTTATTTATATATATAAACAAAATATATTAATTATAACAATGGAAATTATAAAATCATTTAACGGATACACCAAACTGAACGAAGATATGGATTTAGAAAAATTTTTCAACCAGAGTAAGATTATCGAACCTATTAGATATATAGCAAAAGCCTATATATTAGACGGTTTTGATAGAGAAACTGGTGCTTTGAGTCAACATGCACCTGGTAATATTAAAAATAATCCTAATAAATTGATATTCTGGCTTGCTAAATCAATGAGAGAATTGATTGTAAAAGATGTCAATATTTTAAATAAACTAGATACAGCAGTACAAGGATCAACAGAGGTTTTTATTGAATATGTATTGAATGGTGAGAGTGTTTTTTATTCGAAATTTGAAGAACTTAAAAGAGAAAATAAAATGTCATCAAATGTATCATCACCAGAAGGTTTGAAACAATTGTTCGATAATACATTACCTATTATGTTTAGGACTTTCATTAAACCTAAATATACTCCTATTATGGATTATATTAATTCTTCTTTAAGAGTAGAAAAAATAAATTTTATGATTTCATTCGAAGAAATGGATAGATTGCAAGATGATTGGCATGAAAATATTAAAGCAACTGGTTCTGTACTAAATGAAAGTGGTACTAAAGTTATGACTTTTGCTGATGGTTATTACTGGATTGATTTAGAAAGTCGGAATTGTAGAGATGAAGCAGATGGTATGGGTCATTGTGGAAGTACTACTAAAAATACAATGTTGTCTTTGAGAAGTGCTAGTAGAATTCCTAGATCAACAATTAGTATTAATTATAATAGAAATAATCCTAAAAATAAGTTTGATGTCAATTCAATTGGACAGTGTAAAGGTAAACAAAATACTAAATTGAAGCCTAAATATCATAAATATGTAGTTGCTCTTTGGAATGAACTTGGTATTGAAAGTTTTAGATATGATGAATTCAAACCAGAAGAGGATTTGGTAGTTTCTGATTTAATACAATCAGATTTGTTAATGTCTGCATTAGAGAAACCTAGTAGATTGAAAGGTGATACCAACCTTGCTAGATTAGTTAACGTACTAACAGAAGATAATATTATAAACTTAGCTTCAAGGTCAGCAAAAGAGACTGAACTTAAAGGTTTATTAGAAGCTGTTATTCCTAGATTAAAAAGTGGTAGTTTACAATTAACGACTGCTTTAAAAAATGCTGGTTTTGAAAGAATTATACCAAAATTTACAAATGATACCCAAGAAGATGTTACTTTAAATAATGATGAATTAGAAAAAGAATTGAATGAGAATAAAAAATTAATTAATAATAAATTAAAAAAAAGAAAAATAATAAAAAACAATTTAAAAGAAAGTCGTATGAGAGATAATATGAAAGGTATGGAAGACATGGAAGATATGCCAGGTATGGAAGAAAGAACTAAAAAGGAAGAAAAACCTAAAGAGAAAACTGAAGAGGAATTAAATGAAATGAGAGAATTACTAGAACTTTTAAAAAGATTTAATTCTTTAACAAGTGAGAAACTAGATAAGCTTTATTCTAAATTCCCAACTTTGAAAGATCACCCTAAACAAAGTATTTTAATATCAAATACTATTGGTTATTTAAACCATCTTTTAAAATAATTAAATATAAACATTAGAAACAAAAAAGCCTCTTATAATTAAGAGGCTTTTTTTTGTATTAGTCTATTTTTAATAGTGGTTCTTCATCGTTGAAAATAACACCTTCTTTGTTTATAATTTTATTAAAGATCGGATATTCTATTTCTTGAATAATACTCCTTTTAATTCTCAAATCAGGATTTTCGTGTGCCTTGTGTTTCCTGGGTAAATTTGATAATTCTTTTTTATCGAATGTTTTATCTACAACCATTCTTTTAATATATACACCTCTTTTATATCTAACTTCTAAATCATTCCAATTAATACCTTTTTCTATCATCATCAAATCTTGCATTTCACTACCATTTAAATTGTGTAAGCGTTTTTTATGCGAAAATAAAGATTGTGCTAAACAGCTTATACTGTTTTTAGTTGCATCATTTTCTCTCCATAATAACTGAATAGTAGCATCATGAAGTGTGGGTGTTTGATATATTCTACAATCAAAATCTGCTAATTTTTTATCTGGAAAATATTTAGCTTTTTCTGTGTTAAAAAAATTACTACATTTGGATGTCAACTTAGATAAAATTTTACTTTTCTTACCACCATTATATAACATACTATTTTTTGTGTTAGTATATAATACAAGAGTTATTTCATCTGATTGTGTATAACCAACCACAGAATTAGTTTCTTTAACTAAAAACTTTGTTGTATCTACCATCATCTGATTTA